TGCAAACGCTAAGGCCGCTGCAAACGCTAAGGCCGCTGCAAACGCTAAGGCCGCTGCAAACGCTAAGGCCGCTGCAAACGCTAAGGCCGCTGCAAACGCTAAGGCCGCTGCAAACGCTAAGGCTGCTGCAAACGCTAAGGTCGCCGCAAACGCTACCGCCAAGGCCGCTAGAAATGCCAAAGCCACTGCGAATGCCAAAGCTGCCGCGAATGCCACCGCCAAGGCCGCTAGAAATGCCAAAGCTGCCGCGAATGCCGCCGCCAAATTAACAGAAACCCAGAAATATCTGGCCAAGCCGCCTACCACGCTGCCCCAACCTCCTCCTCTCGCAACACCTACTACAGGCGCCGCGGCGAAAGCCTATGTCAATTCATCTCTCGAACAAAAAGTCGAAAACGTCAGCAAGAAGCTTGAACGCGCCAGTCAGCTCTTAAAAGGTATGAGCGCACCTAAAAGCGTTGGTGGGTCTACCCGCAGACGCCGCAATTAGGTCTTCGTATCACCCTCCTGAACCGGCCCCTCTGTAGCGGCGGCTGATCTAAGAGGTGGCGTCCCCCTAGAGAAATCAACATAGATGTTCTCGGGTTCAGCCTGAGATAGTAGTTGCGCGGTGCTCGGTCTTGAATTATCAAGCACTCTCCTCCGCTGGTCAAGAAGGGTGCGGTAATCAGCCTCCGACGCCTTAAATAAGCTTGAAGAATCGGGTTTCGTAAACTCAGGCTGGGCCGCTGCCAACTTCTCTTCCAGTTCCGCCTTCAGCCGCTCGCTCGTGGCCGCCACAGCACTCGCAATCATCTTATCCAAGTCGGGAACAATCTCATTCTTCAGCGCCTTCTTCTTCTGGAGAAGCATGAGCGCAGCATCTGACGTCATATTCTTGAGACGAGACTGCGTGCTGTCAAAAACACGAGTGCGGTCAAGGCCGTGGCAGATATCGGGGCGGCGCAGCTTCTTGTTATCTTCAAACTCCTTCTCGAAGGCTGCAATTACATTATCAGGAATTGCAGGACTCTGCTCAATGAGACGGTCAAGCTCGGCGCGGCAAATCTTAAGGAAGTCCAGACTGTCCATGCGCTCAACAGGATTCAGAGCGAGTTCAACCGCAATTGCGCGCTGAAGTTTACCCCACGATACACCTGCGACACGATTTGATTCGCTCAGCTGTGCAAATCGTAAAAAATTATTGAGCGTCGTAAGAATGGCGGCGACTAAACTGACACCACCAATACCGAAGTTGAGATATTTCTGTACCTCCTGGTTTCCATCAGCAATGCTGCTGATACCAACGCTGGCCGTTCCAGTCAGAGTGGAAAGGATAATGACTGGAATTGTCATGAACATGTTCTTTCGGGTATAAATCTTCTCGGCCTTGTCGTGCATCCAGCGGTAGCAGCCGGCAATATCTGACCAGTCAGCCATAAGCTGGTCCTGCTCTTTGCTCCAGCCATTCAAGAAACGCCTCGGTGTTCCTGGTGCGTCCCCCTTGGCACGATCCGCGGCGGGCGGTGGCGAAGGAGATCTGGACATTTCTCCTTACCGCTCAGATTTTTTTATTCCCCTGCAAAACCCCAGCCTTATACATGCGTGCAGCAGCCTCTTCTGTCAGGACTTTAGGGTCAAGACCCTGCGGAATAGAGACAAACTTCGGCTTCGTCTTTGACTTCGCCGCCTGCTTCATCATCATATAGACTCCATACGGTCCCTTGCGGAATTCATATGGACCGATCGTGTGGAGGAGGCTCTCGGACTTCGTCTTGAGTTTCGCAATCACCGCCTCAAGAGTCTCCCCCTCCACACAGGGAATTCTAGTGGTCCCCCATTGGAAATAGAATCCATATGGACCCTTCTTCTTTACAATGGGCGAGCCCTCGCACTCGCCAACTGTCTCCTCTGGATTCTTCTCATAAACGGGCTTCGGAGCCCTCGTTCCATTCTTTTTGAGGTCTTCCAGCTTGTCCTTGTAAGAGGCCCATGTATCGCGACAGACACCCTTCCACTGCTCGGTGCCAGTGGCAATCATGTCAAGACGGTCCTCCATCCTCTTCGTAAATCCATAGTCAAAGAGTTGAGGAAACTCGCGGATACAGAAGTCGTGCACGGAAGTTCCAAGAGGGGTTGGACTCAGCTTCTGCTTCTCGGCACCGACCTTCTTCTTCTCAGAACAGCGGAGCGGCGGCCACGAAGGCTTTTCTAGAATGTAGGACCTGAAGTCCACTTCAATAGCAGGCTTGTCCTCTTTCTTCGCATATTCCTTATCCAAGACGGTGCCGACAAGAGAGGCGAAAGTGCTCGGACGACCGATGCCGCGACGCTCCAGCTCTCTTACGAGTGTGGCCTCCGTATAACGGCCCGTCGGCTTCGTCACATGCGGATTGGCTGCGAGTGACTTCCAGTTGAGTGCATCGCCGGTCTTGAGTTTGGTGGCCGCGGCCCATGCTGCGTCTTTTGAATCTGCTGCCTCTTCATCCTCATTGTCAAGGTCCACAGCTGCGAGACCGACCTTCTTCCAGCCTGGGAAGATACTCCGCTTCCAGATGGCCTGCCAGACGAACTCGCCAGGGTCGGCAAGTGCCTTGAAGAGGACAGTGTGCTCTTCTGACTGAGAGGGCGCCATCACGCTCTGAATTGTGCGCTGCCAGATGAGCTTGTAGACGCGGATGTCGACAGGTGTCCATTCACCCATTGGAAGATCTGTGAGGTCCATGTGCGTAGGGCGGATGGCCTCGTGCGCATCTTGCGTCTTAACAGCAAGAGGTTGCGCCTTAACGGCAAGAAGTTGCGCCGTTGCCTTACTCTTCTTTACAGACGCTTGCGCTTTTCCCACATACTCCGCGCCAAACGTCGCCTTCACATACTCCTGTGCCTCTGCAGTCGCCTCCTCAGAGATATAGGTTGAGTCCGTCCTCATATACGTAATATGTCCCTGCTCATACAGCTTCTGCGCCGACTTCATTGTGGACTTCGGCTGATACGAGAAGAGGGCGCTGGCCTCTTGCTGAAGAGTGCTGGTGATCAGCGGCTTAGGAGGCGCGGCCGTCCTCGGCGCCGTCTTCGTAGACAGGACTTCTCCGCGCGTGTCTGCATGGATGTTCTCCAGGAAATTCAGGGCGGATTCCTCATCCTCTAGTTCATCGTAGAGGGAAGCTGGGAATGTAAGCCCTACGCTACTTGCGGTGTTACCACCGGCAGTAGCTATCCATACCCCCGAAATCCGCCAGCTCGTCTGCGCCGAGAACGTCGTAATCTCTCTCTCCCTGTCCACAAGAAGACGCAGCGCAGGGGTTTGACAGCGGCCAGCCGAGAGACCCGGTCCAACGCACTTCCAGAGAATCGGGCTAATCGTGAAGCCGACCATCATATCTAAGACGGCCCTCGCCTGCTGTGCCTCTACACGATTCATGTCTAGGCGGCGCGGATTTGCAACAGCCCTCGTCACAGCATCCTTCGTAATCTCGTGGAATACGGCCCGAGGCGTCTTTGCTGGGTCAAGACCTAGAAGGACAGCCACGCTATAAGCGATGGCCTCGCCCTCACGGTCATCATCCGCCGCCAAATAGACAGTGTGGGCCGATTTGGCAGCCTCCTTGATACCAGACATCGCCTTACCCTTCTCCTTGATAAACGTGTAGCGCGGCTGGAAATCCCTGTCAAGTCCCACTGCATCCACCGTCTCCTCCAGAGCACGGATATGCCCCATTGTAGCAATGACTTTCCATCCTGGGCCTAAGAAGCCCTGGATTTTGCCGCATTTTGCGGGAGATTCTACAATACAGAGGGAGTACATACCTACATATCGTGAAACATGTTTGTCAAATTTTTCTTACTCATCTTGCCGCTACGCTTCTTAGCGCGCGTCTTTCTGGTGCTGGGCCGGCGGCGGCGGCGCCCGCCACCACGCGCCGAAATCGCGTCAAGAAGGGGCTTGAAATCCGTCTGGTCCTGTGTAAAGGGTTCAAACCGAGGAAAAATGTGAATATAATGTGCAGGCGGTATTTCAGCGAGGATTTTGTGGTCAGGAATATCGTCAAAGAAGAAGACGCGATTTGCCAAGTTATACGTGGATAATCCTACTGCTTCCATCATATACTCAACATCTTTCAAGCGTTTCGGTGGATCATCTGAAGGAGTCCTCGATTCGTGTGTTCTGTCCATAATGTAATCAAAGACAACTGGCACATCTAATCTTGTTTTCAGTCTGTCATGAACATACTCAATGAACTGCTTGTCGGCGTTATTCGTCAGCATGAAAATTGCGTCAACGTTGCCTCGCATCTTTGCATTGACTGCCGTTTCTAAGACGGCTACTGCATTTCTATTCAGATACAGTATGTCCTTTTCGGACTTGTTTTCTACATCAAAATAATTCCCTACTAGGGTATTATCCATGTCCCAGACGAGCACAAGTCCGGACATTAGCTACTACCATATGTAACAAATTTGAATCTAAACATTCGTCAAATAGAACTATAAAATGAGTGGCTGCCGCATCCTCGATGATAAAGAGCTAGAAGAGCAGCCAATACCGCTGAATCGGGCTGATATGCGACTATGGCTCCCTGACACACTTGGTGAGACCCGAATATTTGATAGAGGTTTTATCAAGCCATTTCCGAAGGCGTTTCAGGCAAGGACCTATCAAGAGGAGTATCCATCTCTGCCTGTATCAACGATCCAGACTGCTAGGCCCGTCTATAAGAATACAATGAGCCTTCTTGAGAGGGTTCGTGGTATTCTATCAACTTCAACTGTAGCTATAGCAATAGATAAGGGCGAGAAGGCCGCCCCGCCTTATGAGCCTCGCACCCCGCCTTATGGGTAAACATTAGAACTTCGGAATAATATCAGGGTTACGCATAATAATAACTATAACAATCGCCATCATAGAAACATAGAGCAATAACTCTATGGCCTTTGATTTTTTAGCCACATACTCTATAAAAATATAGACTATACCCCAGACCGCAATCCACCAAAGCTCTAAGAATGTTAAGGAGAGAAAAAGCTGTAATTTGTCCTCCATACTACCATATGAGCGACTTAAAAAATTTGGCATGAAATCAAGAAATGATAACAGTCCATCTCCAAGGTGGTCTTGGCAATCAGATATTTCAATATGCTGCCGGTCTCGCTGTTCGGAAGGTCCGAGGGGGGATAATCTGGTTTACTCAAGGCGAGAATGCGCATAACACAATGAGACGCGATTATGTGACCGAGTTATTTGTAGAGGGAAACCGGCATAGCACGGTGCGGCCAGCCGCAATTGCTCGCTACACACAATATAGCGCATTTGAGCCGTGGATGCCCAACTGGTTTGGCTCAGCTGCGACAATCTATTTGGAAGGTTATTTCCAGTCGCTTCCTGAACTGGTGCCGATTCTGCCTGAATTGCGCGCGTCACTTCTTCCCGCTCTTCACCACTCTACAAGTATACAGCTCGATTCTACGATGAGTCGCACAGCCTTTGTTCATGTGCGGCGCGGGGACTATTTACTGAATCCAACCTATCACTGGATCCAACCCATATCTTACTACGAAAAAGGTATGTCACTTATACCGGCGGAGCGGTGGCTCATCTTCTCAGACGATATTGTCTGGTGCAGACAACAGTCGTGTTTTCAGAAAGAGAATGTTGTGCTTTGCGATGAGCCGAATGAGCTCATTGCGCTGCACGTGATGAGCAGCTGCGGGGCAGGTGCTGTCATTTCCAACAGCTCATTCAGCTGGTGGGCCGCCGTGTTGGGAGAGATAGTGCCAGTTGTATATCCGGACCTCTGGTCTGAACACCACAAGCCGAACTTGTTTCCTGAGACTTGGATAAGGCTATCATCGTCGCCATAGCCGCTTGCGGCAATGGTGGCGCTGCTGAGCGCTTGGTGACCGGCGGCCACCAAGCTGTCATCATCATGATCATGTCCACCACCACCTCCACCTGCACCACTGAATCCGGATCTGAGAGGGTCAGTGAGGTCGGGACAGCGCATCATGGTATGTTCAGCCTCTCCACACAACGAACAGCGAGTGTACATTTTGGTCTACCATGTATAGATATAAACGTAATCTCAAATTTAAAAATAAAATTGAACTCTCGTTCCTTTACAAGAAAATCCAACCATGAATCTCTTCATCCTCTCCGCAAACCCTGTGGAGGCCGCGCAAGCGCATGCCGACACACACGTTGTAAAGATGATTTTAGAGGCGTGCCAAATGCTTTATTCGGCGCACTGGACCACTGCACATCCTTCTCTTCTGGATAATAAGTCTGCCATTGGTGTGAGCAGGGCGCAGAAGGTGCTTAATGTGCCCAGCCACTTCGCCGATGCACCAATCCGTAAAAATACCAGTGAGAGGGGCTATAGACCGGTGCATCTTCACCATCCCTGCACTCGCTGGATCCGAGCCTCCGTTGAAAACTACCTCTTCGCCTGTAATCTAGCGCTTGCGATTGGAAATGAATATACATACCGATACGGAAAGGTCCATCTGTGTGCAGAACACGCGCGGTGGCTATTCGCCCATGTGCCCGAACTTCCCTCTATCGGTCTACAGCCATTCGCAATCGCTATGAACGACGAGTATAAGATTAGTGATGATGCCATAGAATGTTATCGTCACTATTATAGGACTTCAAAGGAGGAGAGGGGTCTCCTTCACTATACAAAAAGGGAGAAACCTAGTTTCCTTTGATAAAAGCGCACCAGCCATTCCTGTCATCGGGCCGATCCACGATAATCTTCCAATCAGCTGACGCGAGAAGCTCCTCTCTCACTTTTTTACACTTGTTCATATTCGTGTCATCACATATAATCATGCGCAAAGAATGGCATTTGGAAACAAGCTCATTATACTCAAAATAGGTCGTATATTCACCGCCATCCAAGAAGACGACGTCGAAGTCACGGTCCTCCAAGAAGGAGCATGTGGCCAGATTCTCCATATCTACAGTGTGCCAATTCTCAACGAGGCCTTCGAACATCATCTTGAGCTCGTCGGTGGATGGAATGGCGCTTGCTGGAACCACGGTGCTATTCAAAATCTGTATATAAGGATACTCTGTATAGTGCATAGCAGCCATCTCACACTTCTCCTTATTACACTCAAGGCTCTTGAAGACGAATGGACCAGCGCGTTCAAGAAATCCAAGATGGAAACAGCGTGTAGAGCCCATACCAGACCACGTGCCAATCTCTAGATACTTCGCATACTGCGTATCTTTTGCAACATTCATCAGAAAGTCACCGAGTGAGGTTCCTGGTGCGACCTGTCCCTCTCCATGCTTCCATGCATCCATAAATGGTGAGGCTTCTTGTGGGTCCCAGGCCATTGCTGCTTAGAATCGCTACTGCGTTTTATATGCCCTGTTAAATAGAATGGCAAAGGTGCTAGAGAAACATAAAAAATATAGGGATAAATACGGGTCAAATGAAATTTACTGGGGCCTCGGTATAGAAGAAGAGACTTATTTTCAGTTTACTAAAGCCATTCATGTTGCCACCCCTATTATTAGGTCGTGCCACAAAGCGGAGAGATATAGTGTTGATTATTACACGACGTATAAAGCTGGTCATATGAAAGCATTTGAATACCTCTTCCCAGATACGCACGGATGTGTTCCACTTCCATTTTTCGTGAATGCACACTGTTTTACGAAGATGGATATAAGCGGTAATCACATCACAACGTATGAAAAGGCTCCGCGACCGAATCCGAACTTTTATGGCAAAACATTCCTCGACGAACTCCAGGCCTTTTCTTCCATGTTCAAAGACGATTATGAAGTTCACTATACGTTTGATGGTGACTCTATTGAGTTTATGACACTTGGATTTTATAAAACAAAGGCTGCCGACGTTATAGAAGAGCTTGTAAACTACAAAAAGAAGTTTCTTGGAGAGATAAATCGCTTCTTGGGCGAGAAGAGACGGCACCGAGAGAAGGGTCTTCTAGAATATCCTCCACGAAATCCTGGATTAGCTGTATTTTATAGTAATCCAGCTAATGTAGTCATGTTTAATAATGGAACGTATCATATAAATCTAACTCTTCCTTCTATTCTTGGGGCGGCGTCGGCAGAGGGAGAACCGGCTCCACTGGCATTTCCAGACCTCTTCAAGATCCAGCATCGCCAGTGTATTCGGATGATTCAGTGGCTGGAACCCCTCTTGCTTGCAGTTTATGGAACTGCCGATCCACTGTCTGGATATTCGCGCCGATATACGAAGGCGTCGCAGCGATGCTGTGTGGCAAGATATATTGGCATTGGCACATATGATACGGAGACTATGGGAGAGGGTAAGCTATTAACACTTGATGTGAAGAAGGTGAAGGGAAGTAGCTTGCCGTATTGGTGGTATACCAAGTATCACAAGACAAGTGGATACAATCCTCTGGAACAAATCGGCATGGATATCAATTACAGGAAACACTATAATCATGGAATTGAGATGCGGTTTTTTGACTGGTTCGCGGAGGACCGTTTGGGAGATCTTCTATCCTTTCTTGTGCACGCATGCGAGGCCGCGCTTGAGAGGCCAGAGTCTGGCCAGGCTGTAATGTCGCAGACTTGGAATCAATTCGTCGTTGACATCTTGAAAGACGGGGCGGCAACCTTTATCACGATGGAGGTCGCGGGTATGTATGAGAAGCTTCTTGGTATTCAGCTAGTGGATAAAAAATTGACGGCAAACGATGCATTTGCCTATATATTTAAAGAACTCAAACGCATTTATAAAAAAGGTGAATGTGTGAAGAGAATGTTATAAGTTATATATGCCAACACTGCTCGGCAAACTTAGATGATGGCGACATATTTGAGCATTTTATGGTCAAATATAAAGATAAGATAAAGGCTCTGGATACTGCAAAGAGATATGGGTGGTCAGAGACGAATAAAATACATTTCAATCGGTCTGCGATTGTTCAGTCCGATAAACAACCACAATATGAGATATGTCCAGAGTGTAAGAGGATGTGGCCTTTCAAATTCTACCGGCGACGAGTGTGACGGGCCTTCTTGTGTTTGCGACGGCGGCCCCCGATTAGCGTATTCTTATTTTTATTCTTGTTCTTGTTGTTAGCATTGTTGAGGCTCCGGACATTGTTGAGGCTCGGCACATTAAGGCTCGCTACATTATTAGTAGCGTTGTTGAGAGTCGGCATGTTATTATTGGCATTTAGGTTCAGTGTGCTGGTATTTGTCTTCGCAGTAGCGAAGTTCTTCATGTTGTTGAGTGTCAGAATAGACTCATTCTCGTTAAGTGACATCGGTTTATCCTCATTCAGCGAGAGTGTATTCTCATTGAACGAGGGAGGGGTATTCATCTTGGGTTCAAATGAAGAGGGCATTGTCACATTGTTAGCGCCAGTATTCCACTTGTATGAAATATTACCCTCGCTCACATCATAGTCCTTCTTGAGGTGCTCCATCGTCCGCATTACAGAGCTCTTCATAATCTCCAGGTCACGTTTCTTGTGCTCGTAACCCGGGTCAACAACCTTCTCATCAATCGCCTTCGTCAGGTGATTCATTCCGTTGACAACTTTGCTGGCATACATGCGCCGTAAATACGCATCCTCCATGGATGCGAGGTGGCCGACAGCCTCCATCTCGTGCTCATACCAGTGCTTTACGCCGAACATAGGAATATTGTAACGACGCGTTCCTTTCATTCTACTTACAGGTGAGACTATAATTTAAGGAAGCTCAAAGAGCTCCCTTAAATTATAGTTCCATCACCAAATTAGTCGTAGGACATTAGAATTTAGGAAGCTTCCTAAATTCTAAGTCACGACGTTAGGCAAACTAAAATACTTGCGTCTAGACACCTTACGTGTCTTCCGTCCACCTTTCGCTCCGCGGCCGCACAACCAACCACTACATTTCTGCCACCTTGTTTTACTCGGTGGCAGAGGCTGCCGAGCTGCGGCATGTGCCGCCTCCATCTGCGCTCTAAATCCCTCAAGCGCCCTTTTTGCCGTGCCTTCTGTGAATGCGTTGCGTGCCTTTTTTATTTTGAGTCGTTGGGCGGGTGTATAGGCTCTGGATTTATTATTCATATAAAGATTTATACCCTTATTATCCTCTATAATACCGGCATTTACCCCACTTGGAGTAGCGGAAGATCCCATAACACCCTGCCGCCCACGTCGAACTTTTCCTACATTTGTGCTATCCGATACGTTTTCACTCAGTAAAAATAATTTCTGTTCATGCTGACGTTTTCCTATAATATCAATGATACGAATACAGTTAGGAGTCATTCCCTTAAAACATCCATGTCCGCCACATGAAGACATGAAGAAGATACCGCCAGGAAATGGCGCCGCGGTCTCTGCTATTACTGTATCAATCACCTCTTTGGTATTTGTATCGGTGTTTTCACCAGCGCCCTGAAGTCTATGCATTAAAGCAGGAAGTATCGCGCCTCTAGCACGTGCGACGTCAGGTTCCATTGCGGGATCATCTACATTAAATTTAAAGAAGCCGAAACTTTCAAATGCGGAGGTTTCTCGCATATTACGTATGTTTTCACCCATACTAATGTATCGCATGTAGATGGAATCACCTGGTTTATAAAAAGTCAAATTTCTAAAAATACTTTTCTTTATTTTACTGCGACCCTTCCCATATAAAAAAGAATCCTTAAACTCTTTGCGATTTACACCTTGTGTAAGATGTAATGTGGAATCGTCTGCGCGTGTCATACAATTCTCTCCAATCTCTGACATTTCAAAAATATAAACATTGGGCGGAACAACAAATTCACGTGGCTCGCCGCCCTCAGCTATCTCATCTATATCGTATCCTGCGTGAGAAGAAACGAGATAGATTGGATATGTATCTAGGAAACTCCAATCCATTCTATTTAGGGTAGGTAAATAATACCCTAAAGCCGATTATAACATAGTATCTTAGATGGAACGCGTTGGAGGTGATATTACAACACTGCTGGATCTCACTCCCAGAGACCGCCAAGATAACGACCTCTTTCCACTAAATACGGACCAGACGTGGTTTACGCGCGACCCTGGCCGCCGTATTATTCCGAGTGTCCCTCTCATCGCAGATTTCCCCTTCCGAGGCCCCGCCACATTCGGCCAGCGCTTCACATTTGACATTGGCTCCGTCCCATGTGGAGACTTACTACTCGGTTGCGCGGTGCAGATACGGTTGCCGCACTGGCTGGATGCGACTACTCAGCTGCACGTGAGCTCGGGTCAATATGTATATGCCGATCCTGCGACGGCATGGTTTTATGCAAACTCGCTCGGCTCATCTATTATTGAAAAGGCAGAACTGGAGATCGACGGAAAGACAATAGAAGAGATTGATGGAGATTTCATAAATGTATGCGCCTCTCTCTTCACCGATCTGAATGAACAGTTTGGAGTTGCGATTGACCATCTCGGCCGCTGCTCTATTCCGAAATTATTGGAGTGGAATCCGAATCGCATGTTCCCCACCGAAGATGGTGTGCTCCACTGCGTTCTTCCCTTCTTTTTCATGCGCACCAGACTCCGCGAGGCCCTTCCAATGATTGCTATAAAAGAGGGGTCCGCCAGAATCCATATAACGCTACGGCCATTTACACAATGTGTTCGTCAGAGGGGCGGCGCTCGCAGCGCATGTGACTCCGTGCCACTCGATACGGCGATTACATTCCGCGACACAACCTTTGCGTATGACCAGTTCTTCACGGTACAGACGGTGGCAACAATACCCGACCTTACGAGTGTGCGTCTTGTGACATTCGGCTCTATTCTAGACGGGAAGATGCGCGATGCGATGCTCCGCCAGTCATTTGAGATTATTCACAGGGAGGTCCAGACCTTCTATTTTGCCGAGCCGCTCAAATACACCGTGTCCAAGAACAGCGCTACAGATACGGTACGAATCGCGCTACCACTAGAGGCGAACCATCCTCTAGAGGAGATTCTGTGGTTCGTTCGCCGCAAGGATGTTGCGGGAAACAATGAGTGGACGAATTATGGGAATGTTCTGGAGAAGGATTATGATGCGGTTTACAATCGGCCTGAGCCGCTACTCGTGAATGCGGTTCTACAAGTGAATGGCGTGACGATATGCGATGCTGAAGAGGGATACTATCGCGAGTTGATCGCTCGTCACCATCGTGGAGGGATTGTCCCGTATGAGAAGTTTATCTATGGCTATTCGTTCGCCCGCCATCCTGGCGACCACCAGCCGAGTGGGACACTGAATGCGAGCCGCGTGCAGAGTCTGCGGCTTGTCTTGGAAGTGAAGGGAGGGCCAGAGTGGGAGGTGAAGGTCTTCTGTCTAGGGATTAACTGGCTGCGATTCCAGAATGGACTGGCGGGGTCTATTTTTGAGGACTAAACTCCATATCTCACTGACCGTTCCTCAATATCCGAATACGACTCCCGCTGAATTCCCATCTTCGGATTCACTACATACCACTTAGCCGTCGGTTGGAGACTCTTCCAGAAGATATCGAGGCAGAAACGTGGATCTTTTTTTCCGTCCGTCTCGAAGCCCTCCTTGAGCTTCGCGGCCCCTTCCTTGAAGTTGGCTAGAAGAGTTCGGGCATATGCTTTGCTCACGCAATACCCCGCCGTTGTTTGTGCGTCGCGGACTTTGCGTAAGAAGGCGTGCTCTGTTTCTTCGGAGCGGAGAACATTCGCCGCGAGCATACAGACGTCGTAGGGGACCGTCAGAAGAGTCTTGAAGAGAGAGGCAACTTGCCACTGTCCCAAGACGAATGTGAAATCATCCTCTAGAATACAGCATTCGCTGTGAGTGGATTCAAGAAATAGTTCGAGCGCCTTAATGTGGGAGAGGGAGCAGCCGAGGGCGCCACGTTTCGGCATGTGGGTGGCGGGGATCCGCGTGAAGTTCACAATATTCAGGCGAGCCATTTCGCCGAGGAATTCTTTGTTCCTGTCTTGGCGCTTGTCAAGATTGATGTAGTAGATGTGGGGTGGGAGCGGAACGGGTTGGAAATATAGATATAAGAAGAGTGTGATAACGAATGCTGTAACGAGTAAAACTCCATACCCCATCTACCTAGAAGGAACAATCCACTATCTCACGGTGGACACGCCGCGATAGTTACATATAAGGAATAATCCAGTTACCGTGTTTTTTCATCTTTAAAATTTTTGCATTGCCCACCATCCAATTGTAATGAAGAACAAGAAAGTTGGCCGGCTGTGCATCTACAAAAACACCATTCGGATACAGATCTCGAGGAAGAGTATTATAAGGAATAGATGTCGCTTGTAACTTAGTATTAACCCATCGTTGGTCCTCGGGGGCTGCGACCCAAACCGCTTTATCGGTTATATTGAATATCCCTCCATCATGACCCGACCTCCACGCAATGAACCCCGTGCAACAATTGCGGCAAGGTGCGCAACACGTTGTCTTCTGTTCATCGCATTGAAAGAGGAGCGGCGCCGTGTCCAACCGGGCTCTTATATCTGGAAGAAAATCGCCTTTTACGACAATATCACCATCTATATATACACACGTCTCAATGGTGTTCCGAGAGGCAAATGTATTCAAGATATCCAGCTTCACCAGATTTATCTCTTGAAACGGTTTTGAGCCGAACTGAAGAAGTTTACCAAGACTCTCGCGCTGAGCCTTTGAGTAGAGAATACATGGTATTCCTTCCATTTGAAAGAAACGATAGGAGGGGTGATCCGCGCAAACAATAGCCAATTTCCACGGGACTTTTGCGGCCTCTAGATGCTTATACAAATTCAATGTGAGAAACTTATAACCGGCTGTTGTTAATGTCCAGACAAGACATCCTTCATATAAGAATTTGCTCGTATCCATCTTTATTGAAACTGGTAGTAGGGTTTATATCGGTCTAAGTAAAAGACCGGCATCTACAGAAGATGGTGGCCGCCCTCCTACGAAACCTAAACAGTGGAGTCCAAGACAGTCGGCTCCTCCCCGTCAAAGGCCAGCCTCGCATACAAATGTTCACGAAGGCGTTTATCCGCGCGGGCCGCTTCACCACCCAGTTCACGCGCCTGGAGTTTGATACTCGGCCCGTGCTCGGCTCCTCAGCAACCATGACCCTTCCACGCAAGGGCCAGCTCATTTCCCGCTTATACTTGGTGACGACTCTCCCAAACATCTCGGCAGCCCAGCTGGCGGCCCGCAAGGCATGCGACGCCTCGGGCTTCCAGTTCCTCGGTCCCACATTCGGGTGGACGAACTCGGTCGGTCACGCGCTTCTTACGGAGGCCAGCATAGAGATTGGTGGAGCCCGCTGTGAACGTCTGGACGGCCGTCTTCTAGAGGTTCTTGACGAGTTCCACACACCGCTTGAAAAAACGACGCTCATGAACTCGCTGCTCCCTAGAAAGGATAATGGGTTCCGCGTGGGCGTCTTCGGCCTAGAGGATACACAGACTGTGGCGGTGACACCGCTTCCTTTCTGGTTCTCCAGTGGCGATAGCGGTGCGTTTCTACCGATTGACGCAATCCAGTCGGATGCTGTCACGTTGCGCGTGACCTTCTCAGCGCTAGGAAGTATGTTTGTGAGCTCGGCGCAGCAGTCGCCGCCGACACCGAATGTGAGTCTGGCTGGAGAGTCGTATTTTCCTATAGCGGGCAGCCCCTTCTATTACTTGAATCCGCAAGGGGCTCCCGTCACGGGTCTTACTGGACCTGGTGTCACCATGAAGGCCTCGCCCATCGGTGTGAAAATGCCAACTGTTCTACCGCTAGGAGACACGTATGTGATGGCCGAATACATCTATCTGGATCGGCCTGAGGCTAACCGCTTCCGCATCGCAGACATCCAGATTCCCGTCCCCCAACATTACCCGTTTGAGCCACTCGATACTCAGCGGTCGGCGAATATTCGTTTTCCACTGAAGGTTCCGAATCCCACGCGCACACTCTTCTTCTATCTCCAGCGGTGGGAGGCTGCCCGCTACAATGCGCCCTTCTTGGCTACCCGCGACCTCTCTGGCCAGGGTGTCAATGTGGCCCCCTGGTGGCCTGATGCGTCGGGCCTCAATGTCTATGCTCTCGGCGACCTCAGCCCTGGATTCAGTACAAGAGAATCAGAACCTCTGTCCTCTCTTGCACTCATCTATGAAGGTAAACTCACTCGCTACTGGACGGATTCGCCCTCCATGTTCCGCTCTCTGATTCCGTCGCTGGAAATGAGAAAGAGTCCATGGGTGAATCGGTATATGTATACGCTCCCCTTTGACCTCCAGCATGGACATATTGCGGCGTCTCTCGCAACAGGTGAGGCAAATTTGGATAAGATATTGAATATCGAGCTGGCACTAGAACTCCGTCGGATTCGCGGATCTGCGAATCCGAATGACGTGCCGCGTTATCA